TCTCCATTATCATGCTGACTGGTGGCACCGGGCTCGCGCTCGGTGCCTTCATCGGCACTGCGATCAAGAGGTAATGAACCACCTCTGTCAGTAAACCATGATGGCTTGGATCACTAGACCCCAGGAAGGGGAAGCGATGAAAAGCCAAGTAGATCTCCTTGAGGCACTCCTGCTGGATGCAGGAACCTCATTGGGATTCGACCCGTCACGTGATATTCTCACGTTGCGTTCAAGATTCGAGCACGAGGGCGAACCCTTCGTTTCGATCGCGCTGCCTCGCCTTGATGACCTCTTAATTGCAGGCCTTAGAGACGGACACTTCCCGGTATTCAACGGGTGGGTGTCGCGGTGCGCATATCCCGAGTTCCTTAGGGAGCTTTGGGGTATGATCTTTGAGCGTGACGGTGTGTTGCGTGAATCACCCAGCATAGACGCGATCAGGTGGGTACGTCAGATCTCCCGCACCTATAAGAAGGTGTTTGAGGTCTGCGAACCTGCCCGCGTCGAGGCTGCAATCGAAAGGTGGGTAAAGCTTGATGCTGAACTACCTTCGAAAGCTGACATAAAGTCAAGCCTCGATCCCTATGCACCGATGGTTGCCCAGATCCTGTTTGGGCGAGTTATCGGTTCGGCCTTATCCGCCCCTCTTGAGGGACGGCATGGCCCGGGTGCTGTGTCAGAACGATTCGGCACGAATTCGAGGTGGGATTTCGGTTCCATCTCGTACAGTGCAGAGTCTCTCGTCGGCCCTGAATTCTTTAGGGCGACGTGGGAGTCACTGGCGCTACGCCCCCCGGTAACGGGGTTCGTTCCAGCGCGGTTGGAGGCGGTCCCAAAGACCGCTGAGAAGCCACGCCTCATTTGCATCGAGGCGAGCTACAACCAGTACATTCAACAAGCTATGATGCAGAATTTGCGTCATGAGCTCAAGAGTGCACGCAGTGTCTGTTCCTTTGTGGATCAGACTCCGAATCGGGAGATGGCGAGAGAAGGGTCGATCACTGGCGAACTTGCCACGATCGAT